TGCTGCGGCGATGTATTCAACTGCTGTTGGCAATTCAACGTGCTTTTTTGCTTGTGCAAACACGATTGGTGCTGTTGGAACGATTTCAGCCGAAGCCTCAACCGCTGGGGTTTCTTGTGACATGGTTTCCTCCTCAGGAATGTCATTGGGTTGGGTTTCGTCTGCCTCATCCTCTTCAGGTTGTGAGGCGGCGATTTCTGTGATCACGGAGGCTTCAAAAGCTCCGTAGGGGACAACTGACAGCTCGACGAGATTGGCCTTAGAGACAACCATCGTGCCGTTTTTGTCGTACTTAAACTTGACCGGTACTGCACCGACTGATACGGCGTCGTATGCGCCAGCCTTAACAAGTTCAATGATTTCGTCGGCAGCGCGGGTCTTAGCAAACTTGGCTGTAAACAACAGCCCATCTTCTGCTTCGACTAATTCGCTAACGACGCCCAGCATTTTGCTCATATCGTGTCCTTCAATGAGTTTCGCTGGCTTAGCGTTTACGTCAAATGCGCCACGGCGAAACATGACAGATTCGCCACTTGACACCGTTGCAGGCGTGTCCCAAGGAACAGCAACGCCCGTGATGGTGCGGGGTGAGTCCTCACCTGCAGCGGCGTCAAGGGTGACAGGCACGGCCTTAAATTGGATCATGCTTCTTCCATTTCGTTTGAACGGCGGGAGTCCTCCGCGACTTCCCCAGCGTAATCTTCCATGTTGAACTCGACGTAGCGACCGCGGGGCAGAATGTTGTCGGCTGACAAAGTCTGCTCAATGCAGTCGAGATAGATGCGAGCGCCAAACAAGTAGAGGTCTTGGCGGGCCTGCTCAGCGTTTTGGTACGTCATTGATGCGCCCTCGGTCGGAGCCGACACGAGATAGGCGGGGATGTTGCACAGGCGAGCCATTTCTAGCGCCTGATACTTGCGCTGGTCGCCAATGACCTCTTGCGGGTTGGTCTTGTATTCGCGAAACTCGACTTGGCGAGATAAAGCACCAATAGCGTTCGCTTTACGAGCCTGCGCCCACGCCGACGCCAACGAGCCTAAGTCCTCACCCGACAAATCTTCGCCGTCTACTTGCTGCAAATAACCGGGTGTGGTTTCCAGCTGGGCGTAACGGTCTGCGGCTTGATCTAGGTAGATGCTGGTGTTAATGGCGCGAGCGCCAATTTTTAGGATGCCCTCGATGGGACTGATAAATTGTACGACGTTTTCAACCGACAAAGGTTGCCCGTTGAACTCGAGTTCATCTGATGGCCCGTAGAACTGTGGGTAGCCGGTTTGTTTAATGCTGCTCATGTTGGACGCGGGAAGCCATGTAAACGCTGCGGGGAATCCTTGCTGGCCTGCACCCTGCGGTGCGTAGCGGCGGGTGATGTAGGCGTATGCCACACCGTAGAAGAACAAGTCGGAGAAAATGTTTACAAAGAAGAACGACCGGGAAACTTTTGGATCTGGGCGTTCCATCCAAGGCTCGAGCGGAAGGTAAACCTCTTCGTAGTTTTCGCCCATCCACTGTTTTGAGTAGTGCTTCAATTCGAGCGAGCCGATAAGGCCAGCAATTAAGTCGCGGGAACGGGACACGGTCGGAACCGATAACGCTTTAATTTCGTCGGTGCCTGTTTGGTAAACAATGAAGTTGCCAACATTGGCTGCACCAGCGGCAGCCTTAACGGGGGCGCTAGCGAAATGCGCCGTTTCAACTTTGCGTGAGAAAATACCCATGTGCTTGGAGTCTGTCACAAACTAATTGCATTTGCAAGTACCTCACGCAGAAACTCCGAACGCCACCCGACCACTCGACGTGGGACGAGACACCATGACCGTGGCGGCAATCAAACAACGGCAAGCCTCAATGGGGCCGGGTGACCGCTGGCTAGAAACAACGATTGTGTTTTGGGCGCGGACAAGTACGGCGCGGGCAATGTGTTCGGCCAGCATCTCGCCACCGTCATGCTTGATTTTGCCTTCGCCAATGAGACTGCGACAGATGCCCGTCCACTTGAGCAGTTCGCCATAGCCCCACTCCTGTTTACGACGAATGTATTTTTCGGGCGTATGCACAGCCAGCGACGGAGTAATTGCCAACGTTAATTTCGGGTCGGTGTCAAGTGCAGCTGCTATCTGTTCCCACAGATCATGTATCGAGTCGGTCGTAAACTTGATGCCGGCAACGATTTCACCGCTGGTGTTTTTGCGTCCCCACACCGCGACGTATTTGGAGTCGTCCACAGCGGAATCCACAGCCAAAACTGATGGCCCGCCGTCATGGGTTAAGTCGTCGGCAACACGCTGGTTCCATAAACCGACAGGTAGCCACGATGACGCTGCCGCCACCCAGAGGTTGCAGTGGGCTCGGAGGAATTGGTTGCGGTCGGGCGCTGCTGCTGCGGCCTGTAAACCTTTGATGGTGATTGTGCGTCCGAGGCTGGGGTTGGGGTAGCCCCAATACGTTTGATCTAGCGGGTCTACCCCAGACGGCAAACTCCACTCGGCCATGTACAAATCACCTTGCTCGCCCGCGTCAATCAGACCGAGCCCCTGCTCCCGCAACTTAGACATCGCCCGACTCGATTCGTCGCCAGCGGTGGAAGTCATCCAGCACAACGGGCTAGGCACCGCAATCTGTGACGGCAACAAAGCACCAAAAATGGTGGACTCCGACATTGCCCACACCTCATCGAGTAGCAACAGATCCCACGTCCCACCGTGTTTCTTACCGGTCGCCGACTTAACCGCGTAAACACTTCCGTCTGCCATTTTGACTTGGTGGCGGCCATAAGCCCACGTCACCTTGCACAGATCAGATTCTTCCCAGAACTCAAACGTTTCGCGCAGCTCCTCAAACACTTCAGTCGCTAACGCCAACTCATGAGCCGATGACATGATGCGGACAGGCCGACCCCAGATGCGGGGCAACTCGGACAACGCCCAGCCAACAATCGCCGCGTTCATCGTTGTCTTACCGTTTTGACGTGCAGCACTAACCAAAGCTTTGGAATGTGTAAACCGCAACTTGTCATCGTGCATAAAAGCACCCGTCAAAGCATGAACCTGCCACGGGAAAAGAATTCGACCCAAATGACGCTCAGACCAATCAGCAATCTGACCACCAAAACTGTGACCCCCAGCAATCGGCGTCTCAAGCCTTGGATGACTTTCACCCAACCCGCCCGAAGTAATGACAGTCTTAGACCGTTCCCGCTGATCCGTTTCGTTTCCTTCCGAGATAACGGAAGAAAGGGTCGGGGGCTTCGGTGTTTCGTTTACAAAAAAAGTTTTGGTGTTTACGGTTTTGTTTACGCTGGTGAGGCCGAGTGCTTCGTTGCGGGCTTGTTGTTGTATGGCGCGTTTCTGGTTGACGTACATTGCGCCTCGTTTGCTGTTGCATTGTTTACAGGCCGGCACGAGGTTTTCTATTGCGTCTGATCCGCCTGCGTCGTATGGGATGATGTGGTCTGCGTCTGTTGCCGCCACGCGTTTGCACCAGTGGCACATGGGTGAGCCTTCGAGGACTTGTTTGCGGTTGCGGGTGAATTCGGGTGTTGGGCGTCTGGACATATGTTTACCTTATAGCACTTATGGTTTGTTGCTAGCGCCCTTGCTTCGCTGCGGTTGCTCTCGGAGTGTGTGAACAGTCTGTGGTTGGTGTCCCTCCCGCCGTTCGTGCTTTGTCTGCACCGGTCGCCGTTTGAATCCATGTAGGGCCGTCACCGTTCGCGTTTATGTCGTTCGTACGCTGCTTCACCGTAAACACCTTTATTGGGCATTGGTGATCTACCCACGTCACCGTGTGAATACCAGCTGAGTGCAACTCCCAACGTGGCCATGGTTCTCTATGTTGTGCGAAGGTGCCTAGGCGCGCAGTGCGTGAACTCGATGCGCCTAGGACTTGGGGGGGACTATAGCCTGTTTACTTCCAAGGCGTTGAGCAATCAGCTCTAATTGGCTAGGCCGCCACAGGTACCACTCGGCGTGGGGCAGGATGTTTAGCGCCCATAGTTTTTGGGCTGGGCTAACTTTGCCGCGTTCGGTTTTGAGTTCGGCAAAGATGAGGCCGCGTTCTTTGTGGGCTAGCACTAGATCTGGGAAGCCGGCACCGTCTGAACGCCAGACGCCTTTGCGGACTTGGTGTGGGGATGGGTGGAATACTTGCCAGCCGTTCATTTTGGCGAGGGTTTCTATTTGTTCTTGCCAGATGCGTTCTGATACGTCATTTGCGGCCATTGGACGCTCCGAACCAAATACCGCATAAAGCCACGATGCATGTAAACATGATGAACTGCAAAAACTCAGCCATTAACGACCTGCCCACAAATGAACAAGAAAGCCAAATGCAACGCAAATAATGGCAAACGATTGTAATGAATCTGTGTCCACTAGAACGGTTCCTCGTCATTGTTTACGGCAGGCGCATAAGTGCCGTTCTTGAGCGCGTCCACCATCGCCGACGCCTCACCCTTAGTAATCGAGTCAAGGTTTGCGGGACGCAAATGACCAGCTGCTTTCAACAGCGATTTGATGTAGTTGATCTGTTTCTCGGAGGCAATGCCATCAGGTTGGGTAATACGAACCTCAGGCATACGTTTATCGGTGCCTTGGCTCATGCGCTGCACCTTGCCCATTTCCTCACGGCTAGGGCGCTTGGAGACATCAGACCCGGCATAGCCAGCGTTCGCTAACGCTCGACCGACAGCGCCCGTCTCACAGTTTTCAACATGGCTAGTTCTGTTTACATTCCCTTGACCGCGAACTTCCTCAGCCCAGCCTGTAGCA